TCAGGCCTCCTCAACGTCGTGATACTCTTCGCACGCCTGCAGCGTGTTCTGGATCAGGGTGGCGACGGTCATCGGGCCAACGCCGCCGGGAACCGGGGTGATGTAGGACGCGCGTTCGGCGGCATCTTCATACACCACGTCGCCGACCACTTTGCCGCTTTCCAGACGGTTGATGCCGACATCGACCACAATCGCCCCTTCTTTAATCCACTCGCCAGGAATAAAGCCCGGTTTGCCCACCGCGACGATCAGCAGGTCGGCGTTTTCGACATGATGGCGCAGGTTTTTTGTAAAGCGGTGGGTGACGGTGGTGGTGCAGCCGGCCAGCAGCAGCTCCATGCTCATCGGGCGACCGACGATATTGGAAGCGCCAATGACCACCGCATTGAGGCCGTAGGTGTCGATATTATAGCGTTCCAGCAAGGTCACGATACCGCGCGGAGTGCACGGACGCAGGCGCGGCGCGCGCTGGCACAGGCGGCCAACGTTGTAAGGATGGAAGCCGTCGACGTCTTTATCCGGCGCGATGCGCTCGAGAACTTTGACGTTATCGATCCCTGCCGGCAGGGGCAGCTGAACCAGAATACCGTCGATGGTCTTATCGGCATTCAGAGTGTCGATAAGCTCCAGCAGCTCGGCTTCGCTGGTGGTTTCCGGGAGATCGTAAGAGCGGGAGACGAAGCCCACTTCTTCACATGCTTTGCGCTTGCTGCCGACATAAATCTGCGAGGCCGGGTTGCTGCCGACCAGCACGACGGCCAGCCCAGGGGCGCGTTTTCCGGCCGCAACGCGAGCCTTCACTTTTTCCGCAACCTCAGAGCGTACCTGCTGCGCAATCGTTTTACCGTCAATAATTTTTGCTGCCATCAGAGAGAGGATTCCATCTGTATCTTTACGAAAGGGGGATGAGGATATTTTGTCAGAAGCGGGCCTCGCTGTCAGTCCTCGTTTGCTGTTTTATCCTGTCTGAGGCTAATTTAGCCTGTTATGACCATGGTTATTACATGGTTATTGGTGCGTTGCGCCTGGCCACTGAGTCGATTTACGCGCGCATTAGGCCCGGCGGTATGCTTCTTGTACAGTTGGTGGAGGATATTTCGCCAGCGTCGTATAAGCCCCGCAGTTTCCTGGCAAAATGGATTGACTCAACCGACGTGGACCGTATAATTCCACGCGTTTCACTCCGCGAAGCACTCGCTTCTCAGGGCGCCCTTAGCTCAGCTGGATAGAGCAACGGCCTTCTAAGCCGTAGGTCACAGGTTCGAATCCTGTAGGGCGTGCCATTAAGAAACAGTAACTTACGCCAGTTTTAAACCAGCCTGATTTCCTCCCTGTGTCGTATTTGTATCGCTAGCGCCCAAAATGGCGTCAATTTTCCGTGCGTGTTCGGTCAGGTGGTTCGGCGCCAGGTGAGCATAACGGCGCACCATCTCGATGCTCTCCCATCCCCCCATTTCCTGTAAAACAGAAAGCGGGACGCCGGACTGGATCAGCCAGCTCGCCCAGGTGTGCCGGAGGTCGTGAAAACGGAAATCCTCGATCCCCGCTTTTTTTAACCCGGCGCGCCAGGCGTTATTGTCATCCACCCGCATTTTTCTCACCGCGGGCGTCAGCGTTCCGTCAGGGCGATGTTTTGCCGTGGTGTGAACGAACACCCACCGGGAGTGCTTCCCTATCTGATCCCTTAATACCCTGCATGCGGTATCATTCAGAGCTACGCCAATCGCCTTGCCCGCTTTTGCGTTCTCCGGATTTACCCATGCAACCTTTCTCTGCATATCGACCTGCTGCCACTCAAGCCCGATGATGTTTGAGCGGCGCAGGCCGGTTGCCAGTGCAAATATCACCACTGGCTTAATGCTCTCCGGCATGCATTCGATCAACCGTTCAGCTTCTTCTCTGGTCAGCCACCGTATCCGCTTACTGATAGGCTTGCGGGTTTTGATAACAGGGGCTGTTTTTATCCAGCCCCAGTCATTAGCGGCGGCCCTGAGAAGGGACCGAATGAAGGAAAGGTGCTGCGCCTTCGTCGCCTGAGAAACCTGCCGTGGTTTGTACTCAGGAACCGACTTACCCTTCCTCACCGCGGCATCGCGCTTACTCTCCCATACCTGCAGGTGCTTACGGTTGATCATCCCGTTAACGGCTTCGTGAACTTCCTCCGCCGTTATCTTCGAGACATCACGGCCGGAAAAATGCTGCAGCCAAAACTCAATTTTGGTTTTGTCATCATCCAGCGATCGCTTATGGTCTTTTTCCCGCAACCACCTGATGCAGCACTCTTCGAAGGTTCTGACGGGAAGGTCTCCGATCTGGTCAACCCGCCACGCTTCCGCCTTCAGCTTGTCGTGGAGCTCCTGAGCCTGCTTTTTGTCCCCCGTGCCAAGAGATCGCCTAACTCTTTTTCCTGACGGCGTAAAGAAATGACAGTGCCACACGCCGCCCCTGAGGGTGATTGACATAAAACTTCTCCTTTATGTTCACCCGCGTTCGCGATGACAGGATCGCGCGGGGTTTTCAAATATGCAATACACGCCGCCTCGGTCGTTCTGTACTTGTTGCCGACCTTGCGGCCGGCGAGTTCTCCAGAATCAATCAGGCGGTAGATCACCCGCGCCGACACGATGAGCAAATCGGCGGCCTGCTGTGCTGTTATCGGTTTGTCAGACGCCATATTTCCTCCCGATTACGCTGCCCGCTGGGCGCGCAGTTTCTTAATGTGTTCGCTCTGCTCCAGCTCTGCCTTTATCTGCTGGGCCTCTTCGTGAGAGAGCGGCTCGAAGTCATTGTTAAAGCGGTCTATGCTTGCGGTGTTGATCCGCCCCTGGCGCCAGTAGCGAACCGCCTTATCGTCGCTGCTGGCGATAATTACCGGCCATCCGTGGCAATCGGCAAAGAGCTGACCTCTCTGAATTAGTTTGAACATCACGGCCTCCGGTGTTTACCGCGCAATTCCTCTTCTTCTTGGCAATCAGAGCAGCGCTGGCAGCCCGCCACCAGTTCCCGGCGCCGCTCGGGGATCTCTTCACCGCATTCGCGGCAGTGAGTAGCCGAAACTGCGTTGTGGTTGATGCGCATGTTCTGGATGGTCATTTCCAGCCGGCGCTCTGCTAGCTCGTTGGCCTGATCGATGATTTCTGGCATGTCAGCGCTCCTTTATCTTTCCGTTCAAAATGCCGATTTCCACATAGAGATGGCTTGGCGTTAACCCAAGCTGCTTTATCAGCGGCATGCATCCGTTGAGGATCGGTCGTGATATCTCGTCGCAACTTAAAGCGGGAGATGACCGCCGTTTTGCCTTAACCTCATCGTTAGCCCTGCGTGCGATGCTTCTGAGCGCATTTTTCTTTTCTTCTGGCGTCATGCTGCCTCCAGATTCCCGATCCGCTTTAACTCAGCCAGCGATACAGACGTGATGATGTGTCGTGGACTGATGAACGGTCGCCAGATGAAAAGGAACGAACCTTTGGGATTGCTCTGGCGCTTGCCTGTAACGGATGCCGGAACAAACTGGACGCGACCACCGGTTATCAGCCTCAGTTCATCAGCTGACTGCATAGCCGAGATAAACCAGCCGGTAGAGATGTCAGCCGGCAACAGCATCACTACAGCCTGAGACTGCGCTCTGGATTGCTCGGCAGCCTTTTCCACCCACGGTCCGATATCGGAATAGGGCGGGTTACACCAGATCGCACCGTATGACGTCCATTCGCTGTTCAGCGAGTCATCCAGCTCAGTGAGGTAATGAGCGCAAAGCGCATTACTCTCAGAGGCTGCAGCGTCCAGCCAGAAGCCAAATTCGCGATCGAGCGCATTGAAAATTTCAATCGGTGTTTGCCAGTAGTCGCGTTCATTTTTTGGTGTTTTCGATCCGCCATAATCAGTCATTGCGCACCTCTTTTCGTTTCTGCCTTTCTCATGCGGCATGGCCGTGGTTTTTTATGCTGGAAAGCTCTTTATCCAGCTCTTCCAGAAACCTTTTCACTTCGGACTCAATCTCATTCGCCAGCGCTTCGTCGAAGTGAATGCGCTTTTTGAAATAGGCAAGGTCTGGCGGCAGACGATCGTCGAAACTAACGAAATCGCACCATTTACGCCCTGTGCACATCATCTGAGCGTGCATCTGCAGCAGGTACTGGCGTTTTGGCTCGCCAGTTTTCAAGGTCTCAAGATGAGTCCAGGTATTGGGGCACTTAATTTCGATAAGCCCATCGTCATTAACAAGACCATCAGGGCTTGCTGCGAAACCTGGTATAGTTGGGTGATCGATAAGCCCCACCTCAGTGATTTCGGCATCGAACTCATTTAGCGCATACATCTCACGCGCTACCGGCTCCAGTTCTGTGCCGCGGATCATTGCGGCGTTGGAGAAACCTTCTTCAAGCTTCCCGGTGAGGCGCTGACAAATCAGCTCAGCCATATAGTTCTGCCGGCTTGCTGCATAGCCAGACTTGGTTCTGGCCATGACGTCAGTAAGGCGGCTAGCTGTAACTTTTCCGCAGCGAGCGGCAAACCATTCTGGGGTGCGTTGTTCCATCATTTATCCTCCGTCGCTGCGGCATCGACAGGTTCTGCGTTGTCGACTGCAAGGCTCATGTCATACATGCGGCGCTTCTCAACCGCGCCGATAATCTGTTTCTCTTCTGCGCTCAACGCCACCCAGAATTCCTGATACTTAACGGTTCCAAGGCGCGCGGCAGACTCACCTTTTGCGATAAGTTCGGGGCGGCGACCATCCGATTCATGCCCCACATGAACTTCTGCAGTAGTCCCTTCGATGACGCGCTCGGCTTCGTCCTGATCGAAGATGCCAGCAAACCCAAATGCGAGACGCGCACACTGGATCAGCGTCTTGTGGCGGAGCATGCGGGTAGGGTGTGACTGCCAAGGCTGAGTGTTGCGTTTACACTCCCCCATGTATTCAGTAACGATGGTCGGGTGCGTGCGGTCTTTGCGGTATATCTTGCAGGTACAAGCGCCTTCTTCCTTGTCGTAGGAAAACTCCATTCCATCAAACTGAGGGTGCTCGTTGATGATTCGAGCCCAGCCGTCAACGCCAACCACTGGCACAATTCCGCCCTTGTCCGGAAATGCGTAAATCTCTTTGGTCCACGGATTCAGTCCGTACTGGTTGGCGACGATCAGAAGCGCCGTGAACTGCTCATCAGTGACATTCCCACCCTTAAATGCTGTATTTTTCAGAGTGTTCATCAGGTCAGTTCCGGCATCCATGCCGAGGCGGGAGGCAAGCTTCCCGGCCATTGTAGAAAGTGCTGTGCTCATCGAATTCCCCTCAAAGTTAAAACGGGCAGCCGGTGCGGTGATCCCAGTCGTATTCCGCCTGGGCGTAAGCTATTGCTGTGCGCAAATCGTTGTATGCCTCGCCAGCTGCATCGCTGCGGAGGCCTTCATATGGAAACGCTTTGGACGATGCAGACTGGCGAAGCGCCGCGTAAGGGTCTTCAGGTAGGCCGTCAAATACCTCTTTTGCCCGATCTTCAATCCACTTTTCCTTCTCTTCGGTGAGCGTTTGCTCGGCCCACTTACGCTCTTCAATCACGTCATATGCGCGGTATGCGTTCATAGCTCGCTCCAGAAATTTGGTTGTGAAACGCCCGGCACCGTAATGGCTGCCTGATAGCTCAGTTAAATTCGTGCGCTGATATGCGCGGTTAATGCGTCCCGGCTGGTACCAGGTTCGGTTCGATACTGCGTGAAGCGTAGGGCCGGCGGATGTGGCGCAGATTACCCTGCGGCTCATGCCAGTAGCTGCCGTCGCGATAGTCGAAGCTGACCAGCCAGGCGGCGCCGGTGCGGCGATTGCGCATCATCACTGCGCGTCCGTTGTTAGGAATTGAATTAGCCATTGAAGACCCCCGTAGCGTGCAGAATTTTGATAACCACCGCTGCCCAGATAACGCCGCAAATCAGCAGGCAGTAAATCAGTGAACGAATGCCTTGTTTGCTCATGCGACACCCCAGCAGAATTCGTAGCTAACCCAACCGACAGCAACCAAAAACGGAACGACCCTTAACCAAAAATTACGCCATGCAGGCTTGTCTTCTTCGCGGATCATCTCTTCACCTTTGCCTTATCGCGGCTAACGGAGCGTTGTTACCTATTTCCGGCGCCAACGTTGTTGTTTGGATGAATTGATTTAAAACCATAGTTGTTTTGCAGTCAACAACAATAGTTGTTTAAATGACTATTATGGTTTTATTTGGTTGTTTTTAATGGTTATTTATTTTTGTAAAGCGTGCTGGTAAGCTCAAAAAAACACAGGAGGCTACATGAGACCGCCGATCACAAAGGAAGAAGTCGAGTTACTGATGCAGGATATGGAGATGCTGGCAGAGCAGCAGCTAGTAGGACTGGAGGCGTTAGAGGCTCTGAGACTGCTGGAGATGCGCAGACAGACCGGTAAGCTGGAGGCTATAAAGCGATTGATATCGCATGGAAAGGAGTAGGGCAATAAAAACCCGGCGCGGTGGCCGGGCTGGGTTAGGCTACTAGCGATTCAATCCAAGTTTCTCTGCTGTGGAAAGGAAGCACTAAAGCCGTGTCATTGAAAAGCAATGATAACTGCTGTAACTCAGGAGTTAACCCATCACTATCAATAATCACAAATCTGTTACTGATTTCTGGAACAGCCTGACTCAAATCTACTATCTTACCCACGGTTGAGTGCGCAGTATTCCAGCCTTTACTGCTAGATAAACTTACTGTAAATCCACGCTTTGGAGCTACAAGTGGAGACTCGTTTTTTAAGGTTATTGGAACGGTGATGTTATGTCCACTGATACCCCGAACCTTCTCTTTTAGGGCCAACCTTGTGCCAAGTCCTACGGATTTAAGATAACTAATCACGCATTTTTCAAACTTATCATCTTTAACTTCCGCATACCAATCTGCGGTTTGAGCGGATGCCAGCAGTCCACCTCTTATGACGCTAGCCGTAACCTGCCCAACAGAAATCTCATCGGCCCAAGCGGATATCTCGCCAGAATCATTCAGCGTGATCCCCTGTGATGCGAGGGATGATCTTATCAAATCAATTTTCTTTTTTGTCAGGTGGATGCCCCTAGCCTCAATGTTCATCAACGTGTCGCAGTAATCAGTTATCCTGTACTGTCCACTCATTTCCTGAACAAAGACGCTAATGTGCTCGCTATCGTCATAGTAAGTGAATGGGCTAACAACGCGCAGCAACGTGTCGCTCATTGGGTGACATTCAAACCCGAGCTTAGATATTACTGTTGAACACGTTACATTTCCCATGATAGCTGACCTGATTTATCTTGATTTGGTAAAGGCGGTTTGCCTTCATAAGTGATATTAAGCGTCCGACAAAAATAATTCCAGTAGCCCAAAAAGTCATCCGGGTTGATGTCGGTATCGAGTTTTAGTGCTATCTCCTCACCAGCCGCTTCGAAGTACATGTGGTAGTGCGGGCCGCGAGCAACCTCAACAAAGTCAGGATGATTAATTATAGATCGATTGCGGTGAGGCTTATTGTCCGCTGGGTATGGGTCGAGCGCATATATTCGCTTATCATGAAAAAACATAACAAAAGAAAGTTTAACGATATCAACGCCTTCAACGATAGGAGAACGCCAATGCAGCATGAATCTTACGCCTGTTATTGGGTTACCTTTATCATCAAAGGCCTTGAGATCCAACTTAAACCAGATCGGAGTGCGGCCTTCGCTCCCATTCCAAGTAACACCGTTAAAGGTTACTTTTTTAGGTCGAGAAATGGCCTGATCAACCTCTTTCTGAGTAGGCTTAAAGTCACCTTTTTTAGCCACTGATAGATGTCATCCTGAATATTATTGTCATGTGAGCGATTACAGAGGCTCAATCTCTAATCACCAGCAATGTGCCGACTATAGAAGCTTACTAAAACTAGCCTCAGTTTCGTCTCTACCAAAAACTTCTCATCAGGCCAATGCCTTGGTTCACTCAAAGTCATCCCGCTCATCCTTCCGCTTGAAGAAAACTTTATCCAGCCTGAGCACTATCCCAACCAGTCCGATAATCAGCAAAGTAATGAGTATTGGGATAATCAGATCAGACATGCTTCCTCTGCGTGCTAAGGTTTTACCCATGCTTCCTGTATGTCTGAGGCATGCTCCCGATCACCTTTCCGAACACGAATACCCGGTTCATCTCGTCTTTCTCGATCGGGTCCCACGCCGCATAGCTCTTGTTATCGGAGATAACCAGCAGCTTGTCTTTCATCTTCTGCAGGCGCTTGACGTGAGCAGTGTCGTCGTACAGGAACGCGTATATCCCGTCGCCGTCAAAGCTCTTAACGCTGATGTCCACGAACAGCAGATCGCCAGGCTCAATCGTGCCAGACATGCTGTCGCCCCGGACGTTGATGATCCTGATGTTCTCAGCCTTGCGCCCATCGAACATGTGGCGCGCTTCCGCTGGCGCATATTCAACGGAGTGGAGAATCTCCACGAACTCCTGATTCACAATGCCCGGGCCGGCACTGACGGCCAGATCCAAAATGTCGACCCTGAACACATCATGATTTATGTGTGAAGGCTTCTTGTCATCTTCACCATCAGCCCTCATGGCGCCAGTTCCCGAAGAAAGCCACTCAGGTCTCACCCTTAAAGCCTTGGCTATATCGAGCAATTTTGTGGTCTGAGCAGCCCTTCCAGTTTCAATCTTCTGGATCGCAGCCTGACTAACTCCAACAGCATCTCCCAGAGTCTTCTGGGTCATGCCGGCAGCCTTTCTGGCTTCTCTTAATCGTTCTGCAAGTGTCGTTTTCATCTTCTCAATTTACAACCATGGTTTTATAGCGGCAAACGAAAATGGTTGTTGACTAAATACAACCAAGGTTTTATTCTTTGTTTGTATTTACTACGGAGGTTGTCATGAACCCAACCATTAAAACCGCAATTAATATTGTCGGCTCTCAGAAAAAGCTTGGTGAAGCCTGCGATGTTTCTCAGCAGGCGGTTTACAAGTGGCTCCACAACAAGGCAAAGGTTTCGCCTGAACATGTAAACAGCATCGTAAATGCAACTAATGGGGAGGTTCAGGCGCATCAAATTAGACCAGACCTTCCAAAGCTATTCCCTTCTCCGAAGGGCGTTCCGGCCGCCTAACCAGCGGCCTCCCAATCAACACCAGAGGAAGTATCACAAATGGAGAGTTCAACGACACGCAACAAAGTGGAGGCTCGCAGGATAGAAAGCTGGTTACACAGCCAGATAGCTGAACTGGGAACCACAAATATCGCCAAAGTGGCCGGAGTGAATAAGTCGACGGTGAGTCGCTGGCGGGAAAGTCTGCTGCCGAACATGTCGCTGCTGCTGGCCATCCTGATTTCTAACAGGCCGGGAGAGAAAGGTGACTTTGAAGCATGAGTGGGAACAGAAAGGCGAAAGCCGCAGTGGGCAAACACTAACGGCTTTCTAAGCGAATTAACTGGATCAATTCACAGGAGTAATTATGGCAAATACTGCCGAAGTAATCAATTTCCCTGTGCCTGTCGTGGCACTACAGGAGCTGCGCGTGGCAGATCTCGACGATGGGTTTACGCGCATCGCCAATGAGCTCCTTGAAGCTGTCATGCATGCGGGTCTGTCGCAGCATCAGCTTTTGGTGTTCATGGCTGTCATGCGCAAAACATACGGCTTCAACAAGAAATCTGACTGGGTCAGTAACGAGCAGCTCTCGGAGCTGACCGGCATTCTCCCGCATAAGTGCTCAGCTGCAAAAAGCGTCCTGGTTAAGCGGGGGATATTAACTCAAACCGGTCGTGTTATCGGGATTAATAAAACGGTCAGCGAATGGTCATCTTTACCCGTAAAAGGTACAGAAAAGAAACCTTACCTGAAAAAGGTAACATTACCCGAATCAGGTAAGAAAAGTTTACCCGAATCAGGTAACGCATATTACCCGAATCAGGTAAACACAAAAGACAAACATACAAAAGACAATAAAGACAATATTAATAACCCCCCTAAATCCCCCCGGGCGGTTTCGTTCGATGCGTTAGCTGTTCAGTTGCCTGACTGGCTTTCTGCAGAAATCTGGTCGTCATGGGTGGCATATCGTCGCGACCTGAAAAAGCCGATCAAGTCTCAGCAGACGGTCACCCAGGCTATCAACCTGCTGGACCGCTGCAGACTGAACGGTTACGCGCCCGAAGAAATTATCAACCGCAGCATCGCCAATGGCTGGCAAGGCCTGTTTGAGCCAAATGGTGCCAAGCCTCAACCAAGTCAACAGGTGCGAGTTGCCGAAAATTTCTCAGGGAAGGACTACGGGCAGACTGAAATCCCATCATGGGCGAGGGACTGATCATGGAACTGGAAGAAAAAATCACAGCCATTGAGCGGATGCTTGATCAGCTGAGTAAGCCACCTGAGCAGATCGCTAATTGCGAGCTGGTTTGTGAACGCGTGTTCTGCGAAAAGCATGGTGAATACGAGCAACGCAAGCGGATGTTTACTAACGGCATTGTCAAGATGCCATCACCACCTACGCGCTGCCCCGGTTGCCTTCGTGATGAGCTTAGATTTCTGAAAACTGAGAAAGTGCGATGGGAGAAACAGGTTCGCCAACAAAGCGTCGAGAGACTTCTTCGCCAGCTGGACATACCAGAGCGCTTCTCCACGTGCACTCTGGACAGCTACAAGCCTGTTGGGAAGGATTCTGAGCGAGCACTACGGGTCTGCCAGGCCTACGCATCGAAATGGACTGATCGCCTCCAGCAGGGCGGTGGGTTGGTTATGTGTGGCAAGCCTGGTACCGGTAAAAACCACCTTGCGCTGGCCATTGCCCGCCATGTGATTGAGCACCACCAAAGCTCAGTCATTTTCACGACGGCGCTGAAGATTGCCCGGGAGTTTAAGTCGACATGGTCAAAAACAGCCACGCGCACTGAGGATGAGGTGATCAGCTACTTCACGAAGCCAGACCTTCTGATTGTCGATGAGGTTGGTGTGCAGTTTGGCAGTGAAGCCGAGAAGATGATCATGTTTGAAATCATCAACACCCGCTACGAGCGCCTGAAGCCGACGATCCTGATCAGCAACCTGCCGAAGGATGAGCTGACGCAGTTCATCGGCGAGCGCGTCATCGACCGCATGAACGACGGCGGCGGCTGCACGATTTCGTTTACCTGGGACAGCTATCGGGAGAACCGGTCATGAAAAAGAACTCTGGCAAACAAGCCGTTATTAACTTCATCGGCCAGCATCCTGGCTGCAGCTTTCAGGATATCCGCCGCGGTACCGGGCTTGACTCTTCAGTGGTCAATTCCTCCCTGTGGCAGCTTAACAAAGACGGCCAGGTTAAGCGAGAAGGGGAATGTCGCAGCTTTCGCTACACCCTGATTGACACGACAGCCGTAACCGAAAGCGATCCGGAGTTTTATCGCCAGCGTCCTGGCGGCGCAAACCCAATGACCAACCTTTTTAACCAGTGCCTGGCGGGAGTAAGAAAATAATTTTTCTGAAATTAACCCAAAACTCAACGGTAGAGTTTCAGGGGAAATATGGCCGTGAATCCGAAACGGTTTATGACTCTGTATTCATTGCGCCAGACCACATAGAAAGCATGACCCCAGCTGGCCTTACTTATCTCAGGATGGTCTCTGGGGAGCGCATCTCGGTGCGGGAAACCCCGGAAGAAATCATCGCCATGCTCGCCGAAGGAGGCTCCAAATGACTATCTCACTACAGGAAGTAAACGAGCTCATCGCCTCCCTGGAGAGCGCAGGCGAGCTGTCGATCAGAGAGACAAAGGTTATGGCGATGGCGAAAGCGTTTAAGCAACTGGCTGCGGAGAATGTGGCCATTCGTGAACAGTCTGAAGAAGTTTACGCAGCAGGTTACAACCACGGACACCTGAACACTGTTGACGGCATCGCATACGCAGATTGCGTAAAAGACGACTTCTACGGCCTGGCTCTCCAAGTAATGGCTGAAGCCGAAACCCCCGCCACCGATCGCATCGTAGCCGGGATTATGGCTGATGGGGTGGAGGAGTTCTTGAAGGGCAGCCAATTGCCTTACCAAATAGCAACCGTTCTGGCTGATCGTGATGGTGTTGATGATGCGACGCTTAGCACGGTTATATGGTCTGGACATCCCCCCGAGCCCGAAGGCGATGTTTGGCACATCGAATACGTTTCTCGCGGTGATTCCATTGTTCGAGAAATGTTGAAGCAGCTGCGCGAGGGGGCCAAATGAGCATTCGAGCTAAGTACGGATTCGGGCCTGTGACTGTCGAGGTTAATTGGCTGGATAAGTGCCCTAATTGCAACAACAGAACAGTTAGAGTAACCGGTTGGTCCACCACTCCAGAAGCTCTATGGGCTGGCGATGAAGTTGCGTGCTCAAAATGCGGGCATAAAGGCGAGATTGATGCCGATGGTGACAATGCTTGGGTGGAATGGGATAGCGTAAAGGAGTCTAGCCATGGCTGATATCACCGAACTGGCGCAGAGAGCCAGAATCAACGCTGAATGTGATGAGCATTTGTCCCCATCAGAGACCATGGAGCTGGTAGAGGCGCTGGAGAAGGCGCAGCGTGCCAGCGCCGCTCAGGACGAACATATCAACCAACAGCAGGACCGTATCGAGCAACTGGAGAGAGGAAACAGATACGCCGCTAAGCGCATAAGTTCATGGCGTCGACTGGCTAAGCAAAGTATCGCGGAGCAAGAGAAATGCGTAAATGAGCTTGATGCAGCACGCCAAAGAATTGTAGAGCTGGACAGAAAAAACTCCGAGCTTGATTCACTTACTCAGTGCTGGGCTGTTGAGCGCGCTGAAAATGCCGAGCGAATCGCCGAGCTGGAGTCCCGCACCGTGAAGCTGCCGGATGATGAAGATGGCCAGGCATACGGATTCGGAAAGTGGGCAAACGGAAAACTCCCTGCGACAGCTGGAACCATGACAATTGCATATTGCGAAGATGCCTGGCGGGCTGCCTTTGAAGTGTTCTCTTCTGCCGCTGGCATCAAGGTGGAGGCTGAGTGATGGCACTGACACACGATGAACTTTGCCAGATAGCCTGCCGCTTTCTGCAAAACAACGGTTTCAAGGTGGCCTTTCATGACCGGTTCCGAGCATGGACGCCATACGGCGAGCAGGCTGATGCAATCGGCTTCCGCAATGGGGCCAGTTGCCTGATTGAGGTTAAATGCAGTCGCTCAGACTTGTTGGCTGACCGCAAGAAGCCTTTCCGTGTTGAACCCGAGAAGGGCATGGGAGACTGGCGCTTCATGATTAGTGAGCCGGGTATCGTAAATATTGAAGATTTGCAGCCTGGCTGGGGATTGCTTCACGTGGTCAAAGGTAGGGTTAAGAAGGTTCACGGCTGGCCTGGAAACTGGGAGTGGGTTAACCGGGACAGCAAGCCATTTCAGGCTAACAAACAGGCGGAATGCGATTACATGTTTAGCGCGCTCCGTCGCATGGATCTTCGCGGACACCTCAAAGAAGTTTACGACGGCGTGATAGTTAACCGGGCAGCAGAAGGAGCCAACCAATGACTAGCAAATTAACCAGAGAGCGGCTGTCAGATATTTTAGAGTTCGGCAGTGGTAGGCTCATCAAGCCAATTAGTGATGAAGAAATAGAGTTGATGGCCCGCATGGCGCTGGCCGCAATGGACAGCGAGACTCATGATGCCATTAGCTTTGACGAATGGTCGCGCAAATGCGCTTTGCAAATCACGCTTTGCTACCCTGATTTTCGAGAAAAGGCTCAATACATCTGGGATTCAGCGCGAGAAACACAGCAGCCAGCGCCGGTAGTGCCGGAAGAAGCCACCCCGGACAGTATCGAGATTCTTGCCAGTGCCAGGCGTCGTGACCACGCTGTATTCCAGTGGGATGAAGACCAACGAAATGCAGCCGCTGATTCCTGGAACGCCTGCCGCGCCGCCATGCTCCAGGCTTATCCTGTTTGCACCTGCCCAAGCGGTGACGGTTCGCTGCGCTGGCCTTGTCCGGTACATCCTGGCAATTCTCCGGCAATTCCGGATTCGGCACGCGACGCACTTGAAAAGGCTTTGGCTGCAATGGAATTCATGGGCGATACGTTGAATAACCTCGATGCTGTTTGTACTGAAGATGTTGAGCTTGTAGCTCCAGCATTTGACGCGGTTCGTAGTGTGCTCGCAGCCGCCCCGCAGGAGGGAAAATGACTATAGCCATCGATCGACTTAAAGAAGTGACAAGGGACTTTGGTCGCAGGCATATCGCCTACCAGATGGCCAGAGAACTGCTGGAGATTTATAGCAGTAACGGCCCGGTTGTCTGGAATGTGTTGAGCGATTTCCCTCCTGAAGTTAACGGAAAATATCTGGTGATGACCAGCTATGGTGATATTCGGACCGCCTGCTATGACTGCGAATCAGGGGAATGGAGGGCTTCAGATGGCACCATTACCGGAGTTATCAAATGGATGGATTTGCCAGTCGCACCGAAGGAGGTGAAAGGTGAGTAAAGAAGTCATTACCATCAAGGCCCAAAGCCGGGAGATGGCCGAAAAACTGGCGCGAGGTGTATGGGCGGTTTGCCCGGATGCAGAAATCAAACTCTCCTATCCAAAGCCATGGCTTTTCACCTGCCAGATAACCTCATGGGTAGGTAAGACATTTTCAGTGCAGATTTCAAATGCAATACCGAAATACTTCGCTGGGCATTCATCATCAGAATAAATTTTTACAGCTTATTCACGGGTGACTTAATCCCCCGCAGAACGCAAAGCCACCCGCTAATCTCAACCCCTCTCCGGAGGGGTTTTTATCGTATAAGCTCATTTTGCTTTTCTCCCAAGGAAGGGCGATAATTACCTCGTCAGCCTGAGCAACTGACACGTTTTTCCGGCGCCAAGTGGGGACACATGGCGCACAAAACCTTAAAGCAATCCCTGTCACCGATGGCGAAAGCCACCGGCGATTTCCTGCATTCAGCGTTTGGCCTCTGCGGAGGTGAAGCGTGAGCATCCCTCAATGCGGCATCAAGCTGCACAGCGGCAATTTCAATGCCATAGGTCAGATTCTTCGGGAGCAGCTCTCTGATGGGAAATGCCTGCGCCTGCAGGTCAAAGAGTGGCGCGAAAAACGCAGCCTGAGCCAGAACGCACTTAGTCACATGTGGTACGCGGAAATCAGCGAATACCTGATTAACTCAGGACGTACCGACGCAACGCCAGAGTGGGTTAAGCGCAACCTCAAAAAGACCTATCTCGGCTGCGAAGAGGTGACCTATACCGACTTCATCACTGGCGAGAAGACCACCACCTGGGAGCCACGCCATACTGCTGATCTTGATACCGGCGAAATGCACATCTTTCTGACCAAAGTAGAGGCCTGGTGCGCTCAGTTTGGCCTGGCTCTCACTATTCCACACGGTTGCGAATATCAGCAACTGCAGCAAAAGCAGGAGGCCTGATGAGCAGCCTTCTCGCCAAAGTAATGGAACGTGGCATTTTCCGAGTGCCTGCTCGGCGCAAGCGCAAGGTCGAAGTTAAGCCGTCCGACATCCCGACCATGAAAGACTACACCGCCCGCCTGGTCGATAAGAAGTGGCTGCGCCTCAGAGCTCGGAGGCCACATGCGTAAACCAGCTCGTCGTAAATGCGCCCACTGCCGCGAATGGTTCCATCCGGCCCGGGAAGGGCAGGTGGTATGCAGTTTTGAATGCGCCAGCGCGATCGCCAAAAAACAGACGGCAAAAGCCCGTGAAGCGGCGAAGGCCAAAGCGGTGAAGCGCCAGCGAGAATCCGAGAAAGAAGGGCGCCAGCGTCGCCGGGCCAAGCGCGAGTCATTCAAGACAAAGGCCCAGTGGGATAAAGAGGCTCAGTCGGCTTTCAACCGGTACATTCGCATTCGTGACGAAGGTAAGCCCTGCGTCAGCTGCGGAAGCCAGCTCATCGGCAAGAGCAACTACCTGACCGGCAGCGCCATTGATGCCAGTCATTACCGGTCCCGCGGCGCAGCGTCTCACCTGAAATTCAACGTGTTCAACGTCCACTCCGCCTGCACCCGCTGCAACCGCCAGTTGAGCGGCAATGCCGTCGAATACCGCATTCACCTGATTGAACGCATTGGACTGGATCGCGTTGAGCACCTTGAGGCTGATAACGAGCCGCGCCGATTCGATATTCCATACCTGCAACGCATCAAATCAATATTCACCCGCAGAGCCCGCGCGCTGGAGAAGCGCCGCGCCCGCCATCAGGAGGCCGCATGAAGATCACCTATAGCGACGAAGGGGCCTATTCCCGTATCTGGCTGACTGGCCCGTTTTGGCAGTTGGCTATGGCCAGACGCATTGCGGATGCAGGTCTGGACGCTTCCCCGGTCAATACCTGGGAGTCTCGCGGAATTACCTTCCAGATCACCCTGTACGGAAAGAGTGCGTATGTGCTCAGGGCATATAAAGCGATGGCCAAGGCTATGGCGAGGGCTGGCAAATGAGCCGAGGCGTTATCGAACTCATCCGCGACCGCTGGCAAAAGCTCCGTCTCTTGCGTGGCCGCGGCACCGTTTTGGTTGACTACAAAATATTACGCAATTTCGTCCGTATCTATAAGCGCCTGGGAGAAGCAGCATGACAGCTCAATACTTGGAATTTGTTCGCCAGCAGCTGATAGTGGCCACCGCCGATCTGAGCGGCGCGACGAAAGGTCAACTGGTGGCCTTTGCAGCGAACGCACAATTCACCGCTACGTCGCGCAGCCGGGGACGGAAGAAGGTGTATAGCGAGGCGAAGCAAAAAATGGTTAACCCGGATGGGCTGCCGATGAGCGGAAGCCAGTCCCGTGCCAAGGGTTCGTCGATCGCCCTCGTTCTGCCCGTTGAGTATTCGACAGCCAGCTGGCGCCGCGCCCTGCTGTCGCTGGAAGAGCACCAGAAAGCCTGGTTGCTCTGGAACTACAGCGAGAACATCCGCTTTGAGTATCAGGTAGCGATAACACAGTGGGCGTGGGAGCAATTCAGCGAGAAGCTGGCCGGCGCGCGCATTGCAAAGAAAACAGTCGATCGCCTGCGTCAGCTTATCTGGCTTGCAGCGCAGGACGTCAAAGCCGAACTGGCAGGGCGGGAGACGTATGAATACCAAAAGCTTGCCTCCCTGGTCGGGGTGACCCCGAAGAACTGGTCAGAGACGTTTACGGAGCGGTGGGAGGAGATGAAAACCACCTTGCGGCAGCTTGATAACGATGCCCTGTTGCAGGTAGCGCGATCACGTTCACAACAAAAGGCGACAAATTTAGACTCAAGTCTTGCAAAACTGGATTAAATGCGTCATATTTGAGTCTACTTTGATATGCTGCCTTAACTTTAAGTGGCGGCATGAAGATGATAGTCACATACCAGTTTGTAAAATTAGCCTCGGCATCCCGCCGGGGCTTTTTTATGCCTGCAATCCGGTCAGGGCTCTTGGGTAGAGACGTGCTGCACGACACGTCAAAGCCCTTCCGCGCAGAGCTCTGAACCAGATTGAAGTTACTCAGCAATAAAAAAGCTGCATGGCATCATTTTCTTACATTCTATTGACCAGAAAATTGACATGTTGTTAATCTATTCGTGTGGTGATTCCCCTGTGCGGAGGGGCATTGCCAGTCTGATATGTTTTTTTGCGCATTGCGAGTCGTCTGTGGACTGGCGGCGACTTACCGGGAGGTACCCGGCACCACACCTAATAAAAAATGATGATAGCTGTAAGGCCCACTTCGGTGGGCTTTTTCTTTGGGCAAAAAAAAGCCCGCGTGGTTTCATGCAGGCAAGGCAGTTACATTTAGATTTTGTCCCGGTATATGTTTTTTTGTCCGGAAGTCGAAAGATACTGTCTCGAATACATTTTGTAAATAACGGATTCAAATCACAAGGCCATGCATTTGCATGGCTTTTTTATTATCAGGTCCCGCAGGAATCATCATCGACACGCTTCGTTGTTAAATCCAGCCTGACGGGCCTGACCCCTTTTAAACACACACAGCACCCGCTACCAACGCGAGGTGAGAGCATGCAACGCATGGATAAAATCAGAGAGTGGCTCAGTTATTGGGTTGGAGGCTTAACGACCATGGGTGGCGTTCTTTCCCTGAACGACTGGGCAATTATCATAGGTATCGTCTGCACTATCGGTACTTTCGGTGTGAACTGGTACTACAAGCGCAAAGAGCGCGAGGACAGGCTAAATGGTAATGTCACCAAAGCTCAGGAATAGCGTTCTTGCTGCCGTTGGTGGTGGTGCTATTGCCATTGCGTCGGCTCTCATCACCGGGCCAACCGGCAATGATGGTCTGGAGGGAGTGAGGTATAAGCCGTATCAGGATGTTGTAGGCGTCTGGACAGTCTGCTATGGCCACACTGGCAAAGATATCATGCTCGGTAAAACCTACACCGAGTCAGAGTGTCGCGCGCTGCTCAACAAAGACCTGAACATCGTCGCACGCCAGATCAACCCGTACATCCAGAAGCCGATCCCCGAAACAATGCGTGGGGCTCTGTACTCGTTTGCTTATAACGTAGGCGCCGGAAACTTACAGACCTCCACTCTGCTGCGCAAAATCAACCAGGGCGACCAGAAAGGTGCATGCGACCAGTTGCGCCGCTGGACTTATGCCAAAGGAAAGCAGTGGAAAGGCCTGGTAACTCGCCGCGAGATTGAGCGCGAAGTTTGTCTTTGGGGGCAGAAATGAGCCGATTAACCGCCATTATCAGCGCCGTAGTGATTTGCCTGGTGGTTTGCCTTGGGTGGCTGGCAATGCATTACCACAACGCCGCCAATCAGCAGGAAACCAGAGCTGAAACCGCTGAACAGCAGGTAAATACCGCTCAGGCCATCACATCCAACGTACTGACCACCATGGCCATCTTCAACACCATCGTCGAGGCCAATCAGCATGCAAAAGAGCAGATCGCACTGGACGCATCGGGAGCCTCGGCTGATATCCAGGTTGCTGTTGCGAATGATGATTGCACTAATCGCCCTGTGCCTACTGGCGCAGTTAAGCGGCTGCAACAATACGCGAACGGTCTACGTCAAAGTGCCGGTGGTCCCGTTACCAGCCAGCCTGACGGCTGACACCCCGCAACCGGAAATTCCTGACAACCTGACGTGGGGCCAGAGCCTCGATTTAAACGTCAGTCTTTTATCAGCGCTGGGCCAGTGCAACCGGGACAAGGCTGACATCAGGAGAATGGAACAGCAGCGAAACACAGCACATTCTGCTGAGTAGGCTAGAGATTATATTTTAGTAAATATCGTCTAATTGAAAATGACGACATAACATGCTGCCATCGGGCGGCCTTTTTTACATCCGCAGTACCGCGCACTCACCGCGCATTCAGTCCCGAGATCATTCACAAAAGCGACCTCTGAGAACGCCATCGCAGCATGGTGCGATCGGGCATGGCCGTTCTGGTGAGCAGAGGTCTCTTTTTTGAAAGGTAATCACCATGAATAATCTGATCGCAGTAAAAAGCGAAGTGTCCATGAATAGTCTGGATTTTCTCAATAACATCATCAACCCGGCGCGTATTGATGCCGGTGAAAACCCGCATGAGCCGCGCAAGTTTCTGGCGAAAATTGAGGATGAGCTTGACCTGGACAGAACCGGAAAAAATTCCGGTTAAACAATAACTAGACACAGACGACTTATTACGACCTGAACTTTGACCAGATGATGCTGGTTGGTATGAGGGAGTCGAAGGCTTTCCGTCGCTCTGTTCTGGTCAAATTAGAGTGATGCACGGGCCGCAAATCCCACAGACGCTCCCTGACGCATTGCGTCTCGCCGCTGACCTGGCAGAGCAAAAGGCAGAACTGGAAAACAAACTCGCAATCGCCACCCCTAAAGCGGAATTTGTTGATCACTACGTCGAAGCCTCCGGTTCAATGGGATTTCGTGAAGCGGCAAAACTCCTGAAGGTGAAGGAGACCGATTTCCGACTGTTCCTGCTGGATAATAACATCATGTACCGGGCTGGCTGGAAAGATGACTCCGTACGCACAACACCTCGATGCAGGGCGATTTACCGTTAAGACTGGCGAGGCAGAAAACGGACACGCATTCACGCAGGTCAAATTCACGCCGAAGGGCATTCAGTGGATTGCGGGCCTGTTGGCCGTAAGCCGCGCCAGTGCAGCCTGAGCACCACCCGGCACAGTAACTGCTAAAATAGCCTCGATATCCCGCCGGGGCTTTTTTCCAAAACTCTCAAGCGCACCGCAATGCGCATCTAACCACGTCGAACCACACCCTTTGATATAAGCCTTTGAGGAAGTCAGTTAGTGCTGGCGAGCCTCGACGGGCTAATTTCCATTGCAGCAAAGGTTCATTTCAAAGTAAGGCAAACGCTATGAAAGAAGCAATTGTTGTACAAGATTTCGACTTCTCGAAGATGGTTATGGCTATTCAAGGGAGGGCATTTACCACTAGTCAGAAAATCGCTGACTATTTTAGGAAAAATCATAAGAACGTATTGAGAAAAATCAGGCAGACAATTAACGAATGTCCTGATGATTTCGCCCGGCTCAATTTTGAGCCTGCTGATTTCATTGATAAAAATGGTGATACATAACCCATGTTCAAGCTGACAAAAGACGGCTATATGTTGGTGGTCATGGGGTTTACTGGTGCTGCGGCGATGCTCATCAAGGTTAAATACATCCAGGCGTTTAACTGGATGGCGGATCAGTTGACCCGCTGGCATGAAATGGCTGCTCATTATCTCTGCGTTAACCCGCTGGGATTGGCTCACCAATAAGTGCTTTCGCCGTGAACTGGTGGCAAGCGAATGGGTTGAGATTTCAGGCGATTAAAATCGAGGTAGAAATAATGAACGAAGCTAAACCGCAAGATGGCAGCACTGTGAAGGGATACCGCACGTTGACCGCCGACGACATCGCGCAAATGAATGACCTGAAAGACATCAGTCGTAATTTTTGCGAACAACTCGACATCGAGCGCACGCACCTCTTGCTGGAGACGGTAGAGGCTGGCTCCCCGGAAGAGAGCGATCGCAGTGAGGCATTGCGCTGTCTGGCTATCGCCCGCACCAAGATGCAAGAGGCCTGCATGTGGGTCTGCCGTGCGGTGGCCCGACCGGACGCGGATTGCTAACCATAGGCATTACAGGTGGTCTCTGCGATGACCACCTGTAATATGTAGTGTAAAGGTGTAACTATTCTTATTGGCTAGATTGTTGTCTCAGTAATCGTGCGTTGACAATTTTTTTCATTGCTGTGTTGGATGGCATTTCTACAAACTTGAAAATTAAATAAGACACAATAACTGAGATTATCAGGGATGCTATTACTGAAATTTGTGAGTTTGCGCCAATTATCCCGCTGGTGATTTTAAGTATAGGTAAGTGGAATAGATACAGTGAGAACGATATTTTTCCAAAGAACTCCAGTATCATAATTTTTGGACGCAAGATTTTAAATGATAAGAATACTGAGATTGCTGATAAATCTGAAATAATAAATCTGTATGGATTCTCGTTGTAACCCCAATCTTTGCTATACGACAGGAATGAAGATGCAATAACTATGAAAAAGATAAATGCAGAACCGTAAATTAATCGTTGGTGATTATCTTTCTCAGTGGTAAAAATGGCGGATATCAATATTACTGATAAACCTATTGGCATTGCGGACGGTGCTTTTATGTTACCAAAGTATCGCATTAGTCCAAATACTATTGCTATTGTGACAAATGCTATAAACGCAAATTTCAGCTTCGCCTTACTAATTCCTGTCATTAGAAGTGATGCGGCAATTATTAGGTAAAATACCCATTCAATCTGCAATGTCCAGTAAACTCCATTGATATCTTTGAATCCAATGAATCTTTGGAACATGGTTATGTTTGCAAGCAGATCGGGAATCGTGCTTTGGTAGACAAAGAAGCACAACAACACCGATATAATATATGCTGGGTATAATCTTGCGACTCTCAGCATAACAAATGACATAGGTGTTTCATTTTCCTTCCTTATGGTGGAGCTTGTTACTATATATCCGCTGATTATGAAAAATACAATGACACCAAAATTCCCTAATGAAAAATAGAATATCTTAGGGTCAAGGTAATGTTCGAAAACAACAGCTAAGCACGCAATGCCGCGTAACGACTCTAACCACTTCAAATGACTTGGTTGATTTATTTTTGTGTTCATAGAATTACCAAAGATGAGCAAAAGGATATATATAGACACAAATGTTTATACAAGTAAACATAATGATAGAATTTTAGGAATATGGATGGCTCAGAGTGGGGTATGGCGATGAGTGTTTTGAACGATACTCATGAATGTAGGCCCTACCCACCGTTACGCTTTATCGAAGACCATCAGCTAACGCCTTACATCGGCCTGGTGCCTGCGAACGAGGTACAGGAGTGGATGCAGCGTCAAATCATCGACGATGCCGGCAGCCTGTTTAACCCAGACCACGGACACCTTGCAGACGCCGACCTGCGCTTCATGTGGGCATCATCCGCGTTTGAGAAAAAAGGGCGCCATGTGCTCGGCCAGGCTGAAGAAGTGGCGATGCGCGCTGGCGGCTGGCAGAAGGCCAGAATGGAACAGCAGATGCATGAATGGTTCGGTCGCATACCGAAGTTCATCATCACCCTGGCGGCAGACTACTGCGAGCAATGCAACGATCTGGAGTTCTGCGCACTGGTAGAACATGAACTCTACCACATAGCCCAGGCTACCGATGACTATGGCGCACCGAAGTTCAACAAAGAGACCGGAATGCCGGTACTCAAACTTCGCGGCCATGACGTCGAGGAATTCGTTGGAGTGGTCCGGCGCTACGGTGCCAGCAAGGATGTGCAGGAAATGGTGGATGTGGCGAACAGGCCGGCGGAGGTTGCTCATATCGATGTTGCCAGAGCGTGCGGGACATGCATGCTGAGGCTGGCTTAAATTTGGAATGCTTTGGAAGGATGGTGATGTATGGCTGCTCTAAAACCAGAAGTGAAAGCCGCCATCGTTCAAATGCTTGCATGCTATGACACCCTGTCGATTGTAGTCGACGCCGTCCAAAAAACTTTCGGGATAAAAGTTACCCCTCAGCAAGTCGAATCACACGATCCGACGAAGGTTAGTGGTAAGGGATTGGCTAAGAAATGGGTAGACCTTTTCAATGCCACCCGCGAGCGATTCCAGAATGAGATTTCAGATATTCCCATCGCCAATAAGGCATACCGTTTACGCGTTCTCAATCGCATGGCCGTAAATGCCGAAAGCATGAAGAACTACGGTATGACCGCACAATTGCTTGAGCAGGCCGCCAAGGATGTTGGCGACGTCTACACGAACAAGCAAAAAGTAGAGCAAAGCGTGGTTGCGACTCATAACGTTATGCCGGTCCCGTCCTGTGACAACGTTGATGAATGGGAAAAGGCAGCGCAGAAGCAGCAGGGTGAGGTATTAGGTGGATGAATTACAAGGCTGTATGGAAGCCCTTACCGGGATCGCAATCGCTCTCTCTGAGTTGCCCGTGTAACGAAATTCTTTACGAGGGAACGCGCGGACCCGGAAAAACGGCGGCGCAGCTGGCCCGATTTCGTCGCCTGGTTGGCCTCGGCTATGGCTCGTTCTGGCGTGGCGTAATTTTCGATACCGAGTATAAAAACCTCACCGATATCATCACGCAGTCGAAGCGCATGTACCGCCTGTTCAATGATGGCGCACGATACCTGGCGTCAGCCTCAGAATTGCGTTGGGTGTGGCCGACTGGCGAAGAGCTTCTCTTCCGATTCGGGAAAGAAGAGAGCGACTACTGGGATTATCACGGTCAGGAATTCCCCTTTATCGGATTCAACGAGCTGACAAAGCAGCAATCCGCTGAGTTCTACGAAATGATGTTCTCCTGCCGGCGCTCATCGTTCCGGCCAGAGAACTACCCACTTGCTAACGGCTCTCTGCTTAAGCCTATCCCGCTGGAGACCTTCAGCACGACTAACCCCTTTGGCATCGGCCATACGTGGGTTAAGAAACGCTTCATAGAGCCAGCACCTCGCGGCACCATCATTCGCGAAACTCAGAGGGTCTTTAACCCGCAGACGGAGAAAGAAGAGGATGTGACGCTTACCCGCGTAGCTATCCACGGATCGTTTAAAGAGAACCCGTACCTTGACCCGCAGTACATCGCGACCCTGATGGCGATAAAAGACCCTAACCGGCGCAAAGCGTGGGTAGAGGGCTCTTGGGACGTGACTAGCGGAGGCCGATTCGACCATCTATGGAATGAAGCTCTGCATGTCATTAAGCCGTTCCGTATTCCCGATAGCTGGACCGTCGACCGCTCCCATGACTGGGGTGAGTCAAAGCCGTTCTCTAACCTCTGGTGGGCTCAGGCCGATGGCACAGCCGCCGAGTTGCCTGATGGTCGACATTTCTGCCCGCCTGCCGGTTCCCTTATCCTGATCGGTGAATGGTACGGATGCCCTCCTGACGAGCTCAACAAGGGCCTGAATATGTCATCCACTAACGTCGCGAAAGGCGTGGCGTGGATTGACAAGCGGCTGGTTGGCGAAGACGTCGACGAGCCGGAAGAGATTCAAATCGACGGTGTTACGCAGGGTCAGCTTCACATTATGCCAGGCATCTGCAGCGAAGTGATCCCCGGACCAGCTGACGGGGCGATATTCAACACTGGAGATAACGAGTTATCGATCGCGCAGAAGATGGAAGCGCAGGGCGTTACCTGGTTGCCAGCTGATAAAAAGCCAGGCTCCCGCATCAATGGCGCATCGTTATTCGCTGACATGCTGGAAGCTGTTATCGAAGGTAAAAAGCTGGAATCAGGCGTGCCTGAGAAGCCAGCATTCTACGTTTTCGACTACTGCCGAGGCTGGATTAGCCGTATCCCTGTGCTTGTCCGCGACGATAAAAACCCTGACGACGTAGACACCCAGCAGGAAGATCATGACTGGGATGGTACTCGTTATCGCGTACTGCACTCACCGAAAAAGGTTGGCGCAGTCTTCTTCTAAGGAGCTCATCAGTGAGTGAATTAAGCACCGGGGAGCAGTTCCTCGTTAATGCCCTTGCTGATGCAATTGGGCGCCAGCGCATGCTCTACGCAGGGCGTAATGGCAACGTCAAGCGGACCAAATTATGGGACGAGTTCGGCTACCCTGACGCTCTGACGTTCGACAATTTCTATCGCCAGTATCGCCGCGGCTCTACCGGTTTTGCAGCTGTCCATAAATTGCTGGATTCCTGCTGGATGGACAGGCCGACCATCATCGATGGTGATGAAGACAGGGAGTCGACCAAAACTACGCCATGGGAAAAGTCAGTTACCAAACTGATGAAAAAGCACTGGGCGAAAATTAAAGACGCTGACCGCCGCAATATGGTTGGGCGTTACTCAGCACTTCTGATTCAGGTGAAAGATAATCGAGACTGGAGTGAGCCTGTTGATGTGGCACTGGTCCAGAGGCTAGGTAGTGCTGCACTGGTTAAACTGATCCCGGCATGGGAGCCGCAAGTCAAACCTGGCAACCTTGATATTGATACTTGGTCAGAAACCTACGGGCAGCCCGTCAGCTATCAGTTTAATGAACAACCGATAGGCGACGAGGGCACGTATAGCAGCCCTCGTTCGGTTCAGGTGCATCCTGACCGTATCATTCTGCTCTGTGAAGGCTCAGAGGATGAGAATATCCTGTCGGGAATCCCGCTTCTTGAGGCCGGCTACAATGACCTGCTGGATATTGAGAAAACGAAGGGCGGCAGTGCAGAAGGGTTTCTGAAGAACGCCAGTCGTCAACTGGCGATGGAGTTCGACGCCGCCACCCAAATTGACACGCTCATCAAGCAAGCCAAGGATGCTGGATATAACAACCTTGGTGATGCGATGAATGACAAGGTGAATAAGCTTAACCGAGGTACGGATGCTGCAATAGCCATGCAGGCAGGAAAGGCGAGCGTTCTTTCTGTTGCGGCAGCTGATCCGACACCAACGTGGACGGTTTCTGCAAACTCATTCGCGTCGACGATTCAGTGTCCGTTTAACATCCTGTTTGGCAAGCAGACAGGCAACCTTGCTTCAGAGGAGGATAAAACCGCGTGGGCCAATCGTTGCAATGCGCGACGCTGGGGCTTTATGTCTGACGTCATCACGCGCGTGATAGAGCGATTCTGGACTATTGGCATTATCGATCCTCCGGTATCGGGTGAGGTCACGTTGGCATGGTCTGACTTGCTGGCTCCCAGTGAGAAAGAAAAGCTCGCGAATATGGCGACTATGGCCGATGTAGCGCAGAAAACTCAGCAAGCCTACGGTACCCCGGCGGTCGATGAGAACGAGTTAAGGGCAGTCGGTGAGCTTGAACCGCGCAAAGAGGTTGCCACGCCAGACCCAAACAACAAGGTGACAACCGATGATCCTCTTTCCGATGACTCAGGAGCAAAAGAGTAAAGTCGGCACACCGATAATTCCCCGCAGTAAAGTCGACCCAACGCAGTCAGCCAGACCGGTTAGCAGGATGTTTCAGGATATCGAAGGCCGGTACCTGGATATCAAGCGTCGGCTGAAAGTGCTGTTTGACCAGCGGTTAACCGGGCGTCAGCGGGAGAATAACGGCGATCAGTCATGGCTGATGTGCAATAACGAAGGCGCTGAGCCGTCACTTTACCAGGTAAATGCCGGCACCTATATTTACGACATGACGGCGGCGCAATTAGCCGACCTTCTCCAGATTGTGCAAACGATACTGGATGATGCTCTGCTTGATGGTGGCAGCCAGAACCTCTGGGCGCTGGACTATGTCGCCGCAGAGTATGAGCGAGGAACGCAGCAGGCCTACACCAACTTATCGGTGCAGTCGCCGGTTTATGCCAGCCAGTCCACGCTGCAGCAGTTGCTATCCAGCCCAGCATATCAGAACCAGATCGCCAGCGCTTACATCAGCACGTACAGCGACTGGAAGGGGATCAGCGACATCGCGCGCGCCGACCTCGCCAACGTCATTGCCGACGCGATAGGCCGCGGCATTAATCCCCGCGAGACCGCCAGTATCGTCAGTAAGCGCCTTGATGTGTCGATGTCGAAGGCCAAGACCATCGCTCAGACTGAGCAGGTCGGCGCGCTGCGCCAGGCGCAATGGAACGAAACGGACTGGGCAGCGGATCGGCTTGGCCTGAATACCGGCCTGCTGTGGCTGTCGGCGCTCAAACCGACGACGCGCAGCTGGCATGCCAGCCGTCACGGAAAGGTCTACACCACCGAGCAGGTGCGGGACTTCTACGCCGAGAACGGCAACCGGTACAACTGCTACTGCAGCCAGATTCCGGTTCTTCTCAACGACGATGGAAGCCTGTTCAATAAAGGATTAATGGATAAACTCTATAAAGAGCGTGATAATTGGCCTTCACAATCTGATAATTCTCCAGGAATGGTGAGGTGATGAAGGAAAGGGTTAAAAGTGTTACGTTCGATTGGAAAGAGATGTTCAAGACTGATATGGAGGTTGTATATCGGGTCACGTGTAAAATAACTCTGGATAGCGATAAAACATTTGAAGCTAGCGAAATTATAAATATCCATAAGTTATTTACAAACACTCATCGATATGCGGCTGCAGCAGAGGAGGCAGCATATCGTAATGCGGAATCACTTATCATGCATCTTTATGATATTAGCTACTTAGATTAATTAAAGGCTGCTTAGGCGGCCTTTTTTATTACCTGAAATCAACCCATGAGGATCCGGCATGAAACGCAACCGCGTTAACGTGCTGACCGTCATCAACTCCGCTTCAAACATCACCACAGAAACCATCGACGGCAAGCCACATATCGTGGTTCGCGGCATCACGCCTGTCGTGGACGATATTGTGATGAACCGGAAGTTGTACCCGGCAGCAGAGATCGAAAAGGCCTACAACACGCTTGAGCGTAACCCGATGCCGCTTGGCCACCCGAAGGTTGACGGCAAGCATGTGTCTGCTCGCGATGTCCGGGCGGTGAATGAATATCACGTCGGCGCATGGCTGCAGAACGTCAGCCACGAAGGCGGGAAGGTTACGGGAGATATGTACGTTAACCGCCAATACGCCGAGTCAAGCGAGAAGGGCAAGCGCCTGATTAACCGCCTTGATGAGATGATCGCTGGTACCAACTCAGAACCCATCCATATCTCCACAGGACTGTTGTATTCCGGCATTGCTGCTAATGGCGAGTCGAAGGGCAAGAAGTACAACGAGATCGCCACCAACATGATGTTTGACCATGTGGCGGTGCTGCTCGATGAGCCTGGCGCTGGAACGCCTGAAGAAGGCGTCGGCATCTTCGTGAATTCAGAAGGTAATGAGCAGCAGATCGAAGTAGCTCGCCTTGCTGATGGTATCGACTGCACCCGTGAAGGTCTGCTCAACAAGACCAAATTCTTTTTCACCAATGCCTCCAACTTCTCTTTTGACGACATTTCACGCGCTATCAGCGACAAGCTGCGCGAGGGCGACACAGAAGATAAGTGGCTATGGCCAGAAACGGTGTGGCCAGACAGCTTCATCTACCGCGATGACGCCAGATACCTAAAGCAGAAGTACCTCATCGATGATGACGGCAAAGCCGTGTTCGTCGGCGAACCTGTAGAAGTCGTGCGCAAACCCATTGAGTACGAGATTAAAACCAACGGAGAGAACGATCCGATGAAAGAACTGATTATCAATGCGCTCCAAGCCGCGGGTAAGCCGACTGAAGGCAAGTCCGATGCCGAACTGATGGACGCTTACAACCAGTTGGCGGCTGAGAAGGCGGCAGCCAAAAAAGAAGGCGAAGAAGACATCGACCCCGCAACCGGCAAGCCCAAGAAAAAAGAACAGGCCAGCAACAGCGAAGAAGCACCGGCATGGTTTAAACCCTTCGCTGACGATCTCGCCGCTGTTAAGTCTGGCATTGCTGCCAACTCTGACAAAGAGAAAGGCGAAAAGCGCGCTGCCGTAAAAGCTAAATTCGGGCTGGATGACCTCGCAGTGAATTCCCTTGACGGCGCGGCTCTTGATGGCTTGTTTGCTCAGTGTCAGACCTCCATCGGCCTGAATGGTGCATTCCGCCAGGTCAACAACAACGATTCTTTCAGCGAAATGCCGGAGTAAAAAATGGCTAAAGACGGGAAACACGTAATTCACGCGGGCGGGATTTTCCCCAACCCGCAACTTAATCGTGAAGGTTCTGCGGCCGCAGCGTTTCTGCCGGGTACCGTTATTTTCTTCAGTGCAGCTAAGCCGACTCCGTCGGTTGACGGCACCGAAGATGCGATCCTCTACGTCGCTAACTACGACTATCTGCGCTGCAAAACAGTCGATGATACATACGCGATCGGTGACTGGGTGGTAAACATCCAGCCAACGCCGGGCGTTTTCCTCAACGTTCGCGCTGCCGCTGGCACCTACACCAAGGGCCAGCCGGTTTCTGTGGCCAACGGCCGTATCAAAGCACTGGCAGCAGATGAAACCATCTTTGCCTATGTCGAAGAAGACAAGTCCCTGAACGCCGCAGCAGGCGATCTGGTTCGCGTCGTGTTCAAGTAAGGAGAGACTGAATGTTTGTATTTTCCACCCGACGCGCGACTGAGACGGGCAACCTCGAAGCGAACCAGGCGCAGTTCAATGAGCTGCAACTGGCGCGTAACATGAGTGCTCAGGCCGTTGCTGATTTCGTATCCCGCACCCGCTGGCGTGGTGATGCGGCGAACACACCAGTACTGGACGCGACGAACGCTGTCGACGATATCCGCCGCTTGTATCGCGCTTATGACCAGACTGTACTGGCTGAATTCGAACCAACTACTGAATTCACTCTGCTTAACGACCTGATCCCGTTGTCCCGCTCTGTCCGTCTTGAAGAGTCCGTGTACGAGTACGCTCGCACCGGTGGCCGCGGCTGGGCGCATACCTCCATGTCCGGCCAGATTGGTGCGGCGCTGGATTCGCGCGCGTACACCTTCGACGGTACGATGGTTCCGATCCACGACTCTGGCTTCAAATTCCAGTGGCGTGACCCGATTTTTAACAAAGGTTCCGCTCTAGCTTCTCTGGCTGACGCTCAGCGCGGCTCTGTTGATGATGTTCGTCGTCAGTACGTGGATTACGTCTTCAACGGTTTCCGCGATTCCGCCGGCAACTATATCGCCTTCGATGGCAAGACCTGGAAGGGCGTCAAAGCCGATGAGCGCGTACAGATTGTAGATCTCAGCGCTTCCGGCCTGAACATCGACTTCACCAGTGCCAGCGCAACGGCGGAGCAAATTCGCAACGCGGCTATCGCACTGCGCGACGTGATGAAGCTGACCAACCTGCAGTATGCGCAGCAGACCTGGTATGTTTCCGGTGAGATCACCTCAAACCTGGAGCGCTACTTCAGCGAAAATTACCAGTCTGACACCATTCTGCAAGAGCTGCTGAAGCTCTCAGGCATCGCTGCCATCAAAGAAGATGCGCAACTTTCCGGTAACCAGATCCTGATTGTTCCACTGACGGCCGGTGTTATCGCTCCGATTGTCGGTCAGGCTGTCGGTACCGTTGCTGACCCTCGCCAGTTCTATAACAGCGATTACGTCTGGCGCACCTGGGGCGCGATGGGCCTGATGGTTAAGACCGACATCAACAATCGCAAATCCGTTATCTACGCGCACAGCTAAGGGGGATTTATGGCACTGGTAAAAGTGGTTCGAGACAACCTGCTTTCCGGTGCCAATCTCCAGAAACTGGAGGTTGGTGCGCAGGTTTCGGTAAGCGGCGATGTCGCTAAGCGTTGGGTAGCCGCTGGTCTGGTTGAAATCATTAGTGATGATGATCAGGTGCTGGAAGTGGCCACACCGGGTGATGCTGCAGAGCAGGCAGAGCAGGCAGAGCAGGCAGAGCAGCAGGAAGAATCTGCCAGCAAATCGAAGAAGGCGAAATAACCATGGCTGTAGTGCAGATAACTGCCGAGCAGGTAAAGCAGCAGTTGTCTGCGCTCGGCTATACCACAGTTCCCGACTTCATGATCAACGCCTATCTGTGCAAGCTGTCGAGCATCCAGGCATGCTTAGATAGCGCTGGGTATGACGAGTGCGACCAGATGCTAATTCAGGTTTATGCAGTCACTTTGATGGCGCTGACGGCTTATTCGCAACGAATTAAGTCGCAGGGCGCACCGTCTGGAGCGTCGCGCTCGTTTGACTATGGTGACAACGTCCTCAATATGCGTGACGCGCTGCTGGCATTGGATAAGTCCGGATGCACCTCGGAACTGCCGATCGACGTCGGTCAAAAGGTTGGCCTATTCCTCGTTGTCGGCGGCTGCTAATGGCGTGGGTTTCAGTTCAGCAGCGGCTGCCGCGGACGTTTACCCGGGTGTGGGTGATCACCGATACCGGCCAGCAAACCACAGCCTACGTTAACGGTTCTGGGCAGTGGATGATTAACTGCCCTCGCATACAGGCTACTGGCGCAATCGTGCTGCGATGGAGGGATGACTGATGTCGTCTATAGCTTCGTGGTCTTACACCGCGACGGCGACAATCTGGCGGCGCATACGCGATGCTGACGGTAGCGATACCGACGGCGGAGGTCAGCCGTACGGGTGGGAAGCGCCGATCGCTATCCTCTGCGACTACCAGGGCGGTCTCTCTGCAAAAATCGGTGACCTTGGCCGGGAGATCGTGGTTAAAAACACTATATGGACCGAGTACGCAACGGCGCGGGATGGAGATTACATCCTGATTGGCGCGTCGACCGATGCGGCTCCGCCGGATGAGGCCGATGAGATTCGGCAGATCGTCCAGTTCGCAGATACGTTCGAGCGACTGGCTGACGATTTCGCACTGATTACGGGAGTCTGATTATGGGCGTTAAAGTTCGCGGCATCCGCCAGGCCAAGGCCAACCTCGATCGCATCATCAAAGACGTCCAGGGACGTAAAGTCGTGCGAGCAATCCAGTCTGCGATGCTTATCGGTAGCGCGCAGGCCGCGCTTTACACCCCGATCGATACGTCGACGCTCATTAACAGCCAGTTCCGCGAAATCACGGCTAACGGTACCAGGGTAACCGGGCGCGTCGGTTACTCCGCCAACTATGCGGTGTATGTTCACGACCCGGCAGTGAAACAGAACTTCACGCGAGCAACGGCCCGCAAGGAGTTCTTAACGAAGGGCTTCGAGGATACCCGCAGCCAGATTGACGCGGTGGTGAAGAAGGAGCTTTCGCTATGACCCCTCCGATGTATATGCGCCTCAAAGACCTCTTTGTGGCTGAGGGGCTTACCGCGGGGTTTAAGGTCCAGTGGCGGCAATTGCGCGACACCGGGAAAGATACTGATCAGTTCATCGTGTTCAGGCCTTCCGGCGGTACCGATATCACCTTTGACCTCGGCGGCGACTGGTATGTGATGGTTGATGTGATCTCCTCGAAGGCGAATCCCGATGCTGCTGACGCCGCGGTAAACGCCATTGTCGAGTATATCAGCGCGCAACCCGGCGCCGATGATTGCGTTGGCGCTCTGCGGCTTGTCGGTAATGTCCCGGCGCCGATCCCCACCGAAGAGGGCCGTTTAGTAACCAGGCTGCTCGTCTCCTGCACATACGGGGAGTAAACATGATTTATCCCTTCGATGCATCCTATGCACAGAAAGTGCTGAGAATTCATTACGAATATGCGGATGTTATATCTCGCAAGAGAGAAAGGCTCGCTGCAAGAACCGCAGGGCTAATTGCTCATGACCGAATACTCGCAATGGCGGAAAAAGACACTGCTAATGCAGAACATCGCAGAGAGCTTTCTTCAGATGCTTTGCGGATTGAGTCCAGAGCGGCTTAACCCGCCAGAATCACCCATCAGGCTGCCATATAGCGGCCTTTTTTAATTGAGAGGCATACATGCAAGGCTGCGCTAATGACACCGGCAAGCTGATTGGTAAGGTGGCCGTGCTCCGCATGGCTTTTGGCTGTGCTGATACGGTTCCTGCGCTTTCCGAATGGAAGCGACTCGGCGCCATGACCACCAAGGGCTTCGACTACTCCATGAATACCGTCACCTCTGAGGCTGACGATACGAAGGGGCTGGTTGAGAATCTGGTCAACAACATGGAACTCACCATCTCCGGAGAAGGTGAGTTCCGCAAGAAAGACAAGACGACGGAAGTCGGCGCTATTGCCATCTCGAAATATATTTTCGATGAAGTGCAGGCCGGCCGTCAGCCGACAGTCTGGGTCCGCTTCGACTTCACTGGTGAAGACGCTGGCACTTATATCATGGGCTACTTCAACACCACCTCCTGGTCTGGTGATTTCGGCACCTCGGATATTTCCACCTTCTCCGGAGAGTGGAAAGTAGCTGATGCAGACACCGTGGTATTTGAGGTCGCCCCGCCGGCGCTGGCGTTCACCACCAACCTGCCGACGACCAAGAGCGTGGCTGCCGGATCGGCTCTGAATATGTCGGTCGTGGTTGAGGGTGGCACTTCGCCTTATACCTACGTCTGGAAGAAAGACGGCACGGTTGTCAGCGGTCAAACAACGGCGACCTTCAACAAGGCCAGCGCTGCTTCCGGTGATGCCGGGGTTTATACCTGTGAAGTCACCGATTCCTCCGCGACACCAGTCAAGATCACGTCTGCATCCTGCACGGTCACTATCAGTTAACCGCCAGGCTATTTCGTGAATAGTACAAAGGGCGTTTTCGCGCCCTTGATACTGTTTATGGAGCGACTATGACCCCGATTAAAGAATTAGGCGAATGCGTTATCGGTACCGGTGACCGGGAATTCTTTTTCCAACCGTCGTTTCGCAACATGGCGCGAATCGGTGATCCAGAGGAAATTGTCCAGACGTTGTATGACCTGTGCAATGACGAGGCGACACCATTCGCACAGCGCGCAGCTGAGGCCTATATCCGCGATGAGCACAGCCGACTTCCTGATTGCGTCCTGCGGTTTATGCAAAGCGGGCTCCTGTCACGCAAAGCGATCATGGCTGCTCACACGGTACTGACAGCATGTTGTGACGATGATATCGGCGATTTGGTTGGATGGATGAAGCCGGGGAAATCACGCAAGCGTGGCTTCGTCTGGCGCCCGGGCAGCATGCCGCCGGAAAGCATGGTCATCGTCGCGCAAAACCTGATGATGCACGGCATCATCGGCAAAGCGAAGGTGCGTAAGCTGCAGCGTTACGAAACGAACGAGACAACCGCAGAATTCCGCGCCGCCGACTACATCATGGCGGCCCGCAACCATTTCGGCATAAGCCGGGAAGAGGCTGAGAACCTCACGATGACAGAGTTCGCCATGATGATTAACGCCAAATACCCCAATCAGAACGGCTTCACGCGCGAAGAGTACGACACGGTCATGGACGAAGACGATCGCCGCTGGCAGGCGATGATGCAGCAGGAGCGTTCCATGACAACCCGCACGAAGAATTAATCTCAGCACTAACCGAATATCAGCCTCGCATCCGCGGGGCTTTTTTATATCCGTTTGTTCGTGAACGGCTAATGCCGGCTCACTTCTGACGCGCCTCGCACGCGCATTTAACACAGAACCTTTCAGGATGACCCTTGAGGATGCCGGCTGGCTGTCGGTGCCTTCTGTGGGCCGGTTTCCTGTGCGACAAGGTTCATCACTCAAAGGTAGACCGACATGAAATATCCAACCGTATCAGTAAACGGCGTCTCCGTTCGCGTAGATGGTGCAGGTCGCTACAACCTGAACGATCTACATGCTGCGGCTGTGGCGGAAGGCAAAGCCACCGAATCACAGCGACCCGGTGAATTCCTTAAAACAAAGCAAGTAAGGCGGTTTGTGCAGGCCCTGAGCGATGCGAAGAAAATCGCATCGGTGTTAACCATCAAAGGTGGACCGCTTCAGGGGTCATGGGGGCTCGAATTAATTGCCATCCGTTATGCTGCGTGGCTTAACCCCTTATTCGAGATAAAGGTATACGAGACATTCCAGATGCTAATCCGTCATGGCATTGACGCTATGTCACGGCTGAACAAAATCGACCATATCATCAACACTGAAACCAAAGCGATTAGTCAATGCGCAAGTCGAATGGGCAAGTGGGGTGCCGGTGGAAGAAAGCGCCTGCTTATGGCCGCCCGCGCCCGTGTGGTAGACGAGGTTCAGATGTACCTCCCTGGATTTGAGGCATAAATGATGCGGCATGGACGCCATGTATTAATTCTCTTATGACCACTAAAACTGGTAGTCCCTGTCAGTCTTTTAAATGATGTTAATATGTTTCCAATTAAAACAAAAGGAAACATAGAATGAAGAAGTTACTCATGGTTATGATGGTTAGCGTTGCTTTGGCAGGGTGCGCTTCAAGCGGAAATCAGTCGCTAAAGAAAGAATCTGAGGCAAGCGTCAAGTCAAAAATAGTTGAGGGCGTAACGACCAAATCCGATATCAAAAAAACCTTCGGATCCGCCTCAAAGACCTCCTTTACTGATGGCGGTAAAGAGATATGGACTTACGAGTTAGCTGATGTTTCCCTGGATGCTGTCAGTTATATTCCGGTTGTTAACTGGTTTGGTTCTTCTGCATCGGGAACGAAGAAAGAACTGGTCATCATGTTTGATGGAGACAAAGTTCAGCGCTATTCAATGTCAGAGTCTCCGGTTTCAACGAAAACGGGTGTTTTCAAATAATAGTATTTTGATATTCAGACCCGCTTAACTGCGGGTTTTGTCGTATCGCTTCCCCTCTGCTACGATTGCCGCATCATTTACTGATGGGGATAGGGATATGAGCTTTGCCAGTCAATCTACGCAGCAAATTTTTCCATTTCCGGCTGACGTTGCCTTTGAAAAGCTTTTAGAGGCTATTCCAGAAGTCGGGATGACGATTAAACAGAAGGATGACACACTTCGCCGAGTTTCCGTAAGTGCTGGAATTTCACTTTTCTCATGGGGTGAAAATGTGTCTATTGTGGTGAATTCCGATGGCGAAAACTCATGCGTCGTCGGTATAGATTCCGCCCTGAAGTTAGGCGTTAACGTGACAGGTGCACACAGGCATCAAAAAAACTTCGACAAAATCATTTATGCACTTAGCGGCAAATTAAAAGAGTGGCAAAGGCAGCAGCCTTTAGACCTCGGTCCCGAAAAAACAGATGATGAGTATCTCGAAGAGGCCCGAAGAAAAGCTGGGCTAATATAACAAAACTCAACCCCAAAACCTCGCTTCGGCGGGGTTTTTTATTGCCCGGAGAAAAGGAAATGGCTGAGAACGCTGGCGGTATTTATTACGACATTGAAATGGATGTGCGCGGGCTACTTACCGCTCAGCAGCGCGTTAACCAGCGCCTTGATCTGATGGAACGGGGATTTGATAAAACATCACGCTCCATTGATACCACAGAGCGTTCGATGTCGAGCTTGTCCCGTGTTGCGGTTGCACTTACCGCAGCTCTTTCTGTCCAGCAGGTGGCTGAATATGCTGACGCATGGGCCACGGTTAATAACAAATTATCCAACTCTCTTCGCCCGTCTGAACAACTTGCTGATGTAACTGAGCGTGTTTTCAACATCACGCAGCAAACCAGAAGCAGCCTGGATGCAACAGCATCCCTATATGCGCGTTTAGAGAGGGCCACCCGGCAATATGGAACCAGCGCTGGGGATCTGGCAAAATTAACCACGATTATCAATCAGGGTTTTGTGGTTTCAGGCGCAACGGCTCAAGAGGCTGAAAATGCCATTATTCAGCTATCTCAGGGCTTGGCCTCTGGCGCGTTACGCTGTGAGGAATTCAACTCTGTAAACGAGCAGGGTAACCGCCTTATCGTAGCCCTTGCTGACTCTATGGGGGTCAGCATCGGCCAGATGCGCAACATGGCGGCACAGGGCAAGCTAACAACAGATGTTGTGGTTAACGGTCTGCTTTCCCAGGGGAGTGTAATCGGAGCTGAATTTGCCAACACCACTACGACTATCAGCCAGGCTCTTCAGGTTGCTGGCAATAACATCACTAAGTTCTTCGGTGAAAATTCTACGGTTAAAACAGGCGCGGCAATTTTCAGTGATGCAGTCGTCACCATCAGTGAGAATATTGGTGGACTGAGCGCGTTGCTGACTGGTGTCGCGGCTATTCTTGGGAGTCGGTATGTCGGCGCCTTAACTATGGCTGCTGCGGCTAAAATCAAAGCAGCTGCCGCATCACGCACGCTTTCAGCAGAAGAATCATTAGCAGCTCAGGCTGCCGCGAATAAAGCAGCGGCAGACCTCAGGGCTGCAGCGGTCGCAAAAGAACGGGCCTTAGATGAGATAAGGCTCGCAGAAATGATGCGGCTTACTGCTATCAGCGAAACCAACGCTGCGGCAGCTGAACAGCGCTTATCGGTTGCCAGGGTTGCGGCTGCCGGTGCGGTTGATAATTATAATCGAGCACTGGCGGCAAACAGGGCTGCTCAAATGGCTCTCTCATCTGGTGCCAGCCTGGCCAGCAGGGCTCTTGGGTTAATTGGTGGGCCTGCCGGAGCGGCAATACTTGCTGCCAGTGCAATCCTTTACTTTTCACAGCGCGCAAAAGAGGCCAGGAATGACGCTAATGCCCTTGCAGATAGCGTTAATGAGCTGAGCTCAAAATTCCAGACGATGTCGCATACAGAGCTGGCGGCAACGATAGGAAAGCTAAGCCAAAGCCTGCCTGAATTAAGTGACGCGGTATCTGACGCACAAAAGGAATTCAATGACGCGACATCTGCTGTCCAGAGACAACAGCGAGAAATTGCAAACTGGGGTACGAATACAACGAGAGGGCGGCAGGCTGCCGAGGCGCTTGGTGGCGCACAAGATAACCTTGCCATAGCAACTCTTGAGTTAGAGAAAGCTCAGAACAGGCTAAGCCAGACCCAAAACGCTATTAACATTGGTCGCGCTACGCTAAACGGAACGATGAAGCAAGGTATCGATTTGCTTCGCAGGGATGGGCAGGAAGCCGGAATTGCTGCCGGTATGATGAGCAAGTTGGGGGATATGATTAATTTTGCCGCCAAGGCAAAAGACAAATTCAACTCCAGCAGCCTCATGGTTGAACGCCCGAAAGATGTTCAGGAATACCTTGATAAGCTGCAGGATCAGGTCACGCTTCAGAGCGAACTTAATGACAGGAAACGAGCGCAATTAAGGGCTGAGCAGGACATCAGGAAGCTCGGTGGGTCAGAGGCGGATGTTAATCTTGCTCGTGACAGAGCAGCAGCTGAATTCGATGCTCAACAAGCGCAGCAAAATAACAAAAAGGCCACCAAGGAAGCGGAATCTGAGGCTAAGAAACTTGCTAACCAGCAGGAATCAGTAGCCCAAAAACTAGCCAACTTGAAGCAGCAATCAGAACTCGCTGCTGGCTCAACGCGGGAGTTAAGCCGGGAGCAGGCAGTATTACAGGCTCAGCAATCACTAGGTAAGGGAGCCACCCAAGAGCAAATTGCTCTTGCCGGTAAATACCGTGGAGAAATATGGGATACGGCTAATGCCCTCAAAGCCCAGGCTGCGGCAGAAAAACTGCTCCCTGAAGCCAGAGAGAATGCATCTTACCAGCAGGATGTTAAAGATCTGCAAACTGCACTGGCCGCCAAAAAAATCACTCAGCAGCAGTACAATCAGACCAGTGAGCAACTGGAGGCTCAGCACCAGGTTAATCTGGCTAAGATACGCGCTCAGCAAACTGTAAGCCCCATGCAGGAAGCTCGGGGGCAGATTGACCCTGTCCAACAGCTGGCTAATCAGCATGCTCAGGAGTTGGCTCTCATCCAGCAGTTCGAAACGCAGAAGGGGCAGATAACCCTACGCGGGCTTGAACTGATGAATGCCGCTAACACCCAGTACGAGCAGCAGCGGATCGCCGCGCAGTGGGAGATATACCGGAACCAGAGTCTGGGCAATGAGGCGCTGGCAGCATCGTTTGATGCGCTCGCCGGGAATGCCTCTAATGCCCTTACCGGGATGATTACCGGCAGTATGAGCGCTCAGGAAGCTATGCAGTCGTTATCCAGTACGGTGCTGAACGGCCCGATCAACTCATTCGTCCAGATGGGCGTTGAGTGGGCTAAAAATGCCATCATGGGCGCAGCAACCCAGCAGGCAGCTATTGCTGCAACCACATCTGCACAAGTGGCAGGGATTGGTGTACAAACTGCAGCTAGCACTACCGCAGCAGCAGCAACAACTGCCGCATGGACTCCAGCGGCGATGATGTCATCCATTGCATCACTTGGTGGCGCAGTTGCTATCGGGGTCGGGGCGATGGCAGGCATTTTGGCATTGTCTGGGAAACGTAAAAACGGTGGTCCAGTATCTGCTGGTTCAATGTATCAGGTGGGTGAGGGCGGAAAACCAGAGATTTACCAGGCCAGCACCGGCAAGCAGTACATGATCCCCGGCGATAACGGGAAGGTCATCAGCAATAAGGATATGAATGGCGGACAGGTCCAGGTAAACATCCAGTTTTATGACCAGACCAGTGGCGGACAGCATTCATTCCAGGCACAGGCCAGCCAGGAAGGCGGGGTTGTGACAGTGGAAGCTTTTCTTACCGATGTTGATCGCAATGGGCCGATGTCATCTGCAATTCAAGGCGCTTTTGGCCTCGGAAGAAAAGCGCAAGGTGCTTACTAAACCAAACCCGCTCCGGCGGGTTTTTTTATGCCCGGAGGAAACGTGGCAACAGTTCAATACCCTCCGTTCCTGCCGCTGCCACAGCGCGCCGATCAGAACATGACGCAGGATACAGCCTGGCAGACGACGCAGACGGCAGTCGGTCCATTGATAATCACGCCGATCACCACGGACCTGAAAGCAACCTGGACGCTGCAGTGGATTTTCACTCTTGCCCAGGCCGAGCGGTTTAAGTCATGGCTGCGCTCGCCGACATACTGCGACCGCGGGCGCAACTGGTTCCAGATGCCGATCGACCTGGGTGATACGCAGGGCGTTCAGCAGCAGACGCTGCATTTCGTCGACATGCCGGTGCAGACCAGCAAAAACGGCAACATTGTCACCTGGAGCGCAACGGTCATCAGCAACGGTATCGAGGACATTACCGAGGACTATGACGACTGGATCGTAGAGGCCCAGCCTGGCTATGGATACTGGCTGGATTACCTGATCACCGAAGTGATGCCGAGGGCTGACTGATGCCGACATTGAGAGAATGGAAGGAGCGCCGGCCGGCGAGCGACATCAAACAGACGGTGGAGTTTTATCATCCTGCGTTTGGATATTACCGGGTGGTCAATAACCTGTTTCGCCCGGCGACGTTCGGCGGAAACTCGTTCGAGCCTGCGCGGTTCAGCGTGACCGAGCCGGCGCAGGACGGAACGGCGGTCATATCCATGACGATTACCTTTGTCGCCGCGACGGAGCATGTCCGGCAGACACTAAAAAGCTGGCGCGGGGCGGCGCGCATGACGCCGATAAAGTGCCTGTATCAGCAGTGGAATGCGATCGGTGACACTACATCCCTGAAAGACTGGACGCTGTATGTGAACGACATTTCCGCCGATGCCAGCAACGTCACGGTGACCGCCGGGAAAACTAACCCGCTGACGCTGGCCAACTCCATCATTTACACCACGAAAGACTATCCCGGGCTGATCACCGTATGACACAGAGCGACTTTATCGGGCTTGTTAACGGCAAGCCCTGGGCTAATCGCGCCTGCAGTTTTGAGCAGATGGACTGCTGGGGCCTGGTGGTTCTCTATTACCGGCATGTGCTCGGCCTGGAGCTGCATCACATCGCTGGCTACGAATCGGGCGCGGATTTCATCACCTGCTACGAACAGGAACACGCCCACTGGCGGCGTGTGCCGGTGGCGTCAACCGGCTGCATCGCCGTTTTTTACCGCGGCGAAGTGCCGGCGCATATCGGTGTGATGACCAGCCCGGTTAAGTGCCTGCATGCCCGCGGGGAATTTGGTTTCGTGCGCTGCGATAGCCCGCTGGTATTACTGAAGGTTTACAGCAAAGTGGAGTACATGGTGCATGGTTCGATATGAGTTACAGAGGCTGCCAGGCGCGCCGCTGCAGCGGGGGACGGTAGATGGCGGCACCACACTGGTGAGCCTGCTGGATTCTCTGCAGCTGCACCGCGATGTTATCGTGAAACTGAATGGCCGTGCGTTGCCGGACGATTACGACATAAGTCGGCCACTGCGATCCGGTGACGTGGTGGCTGTGTTCGACCAGCCAGAGGGTGGGGTAGGCAAACTTATCACCACGATATTGCGTCCGGTCACGAAAATTCTATCCGGCGCGCTGAAGGTGTTCGGCCTGTCAAATAAGTCCAGCGCGTCAGTATCGGTGGCGACAGGCGAATCCCCCAATAATCACCTGACAGGCCAGACGAACCGCGCGCGACTCTACAAGGGGCGCCCGAACATTTACGGCCAGTGCCGCGTCTTCCCTGACCTGATTCAGGAAGCGCTGTTTGAGTTCGTCGACAATAACAAACAGCTTACGGAATGGTTCGAGGTCGGTTACGGACGGTACACTATCTCCTCGATCCGCTACTCGGAATCGAACCTTGGCAGCCTGGCGGGCGCCAGTTCTGCGATTTATAACCCTGGTGACGTGATCGGCACAATTGAGGTCGGGTATCAGTTTGATGACGTGGATAACGAGACGGTTCCAGGCCTGAATGAAAGCCAGGACTTTCCGGCCCAGACCGCTACCACGACGGCTCCGACATCGGTGGCGATCGAGAGTAATCAGCTTAAGGCTGTCGTGCTGTCGAACGATGACAACTTTGCCTACTTCGCTGCGCTGGCAGTGCCGCATCCAGTTTCATTCGTCATCAATGCCACCTGGAACGATGGCGGCACAAGCGTCACGCGGAATGTCACCGGTGCCGGGAATATCATCTCCTCGGAGAGCTTTATCGGCGACGATACGCTTTCTTACACGACGTTCTATATCGGCGAATTGTCGGGAGAAATTACGTCTCTGCCGGGCAATGCGGTTATCAACCCGACTCTGTTCACCCTGAACGACCAGACCCCTCTGGTTATCGGTCCATCAGTGTCGCCGATCGTCTCGACGCAGGTATGGGTGCATGTGCTGGTTCAGCTCGGCGCGACAGCCGGCACAACGCAATACCGGATCAAGTTCTGGCAGGTCGATGACGACAACAATCAGGTTCCTGGTACGTCGGAGAGCACGATTATTTCTTCGATAACGACTTCCAGGTGACGACCCGGTATTTCCGCACAACGCATAAGTTCGTTCCGGCGGCCGGGGCGGGGCGCTATGCGGTGACCATCGAGCGCCTCGACAACAGCAATGACGCTAACGTTGTGACACTGATGGCGATCCACGCGGTTAACGCACGGGAAAACGTCGTTTATCCGGAGGACACAATTGCCCGCATCACGATTAAGGGGTCGAATGACAGCAACAGCAACCGTGAGCAGAAGTACAACATGCTGGCGCAGCGGCATACCATCAGCTACGACCGGACAACCGGCGCGGTCGATTATACGCTGCGGCCGAGTCGCTCGTTTGCCGACGCCATCCTTCACGAATGGGTAGTTGTCGGTAAGCAGGACGTGGCCAGTATTGACGTCGCGGCTCTTTATGCCATTGCCGATTCGCTGCCGGATGCCCAGCTTGGGTATTTCGATTACACCTTCTCGGATGAGAAGCAGTCGCTGGGTGAGAAAATAGCGACGATCGCCAATGTGGCCCGCGTTGATGGCAATAACATCGGTGATGTGCTGACGTTCTGGCGCGATGAGAAAGTGACAAATCCCGATGCGGTTTTTGCGCGCTCAAACATGTTCTGGGACGAGTACAAAGTCGCCTGGCAAATGTCTCTCCCTGGTGGTTACGATGGCGTGGCGCTGGACTATGTCGACCCGCTGACGAACAAGAAGGCGTACATCTACCTGCAGATCGACAGCAGCGGCATCACTGAGGTTGAGGATGCCACTGTTAACGCGATGCAGATCAGCCTGGACGGCTGCCGAAACGCCACCCAGGCAACCGACAGGGCCTGGCTTGAGGCGAGGAAAATCCTTTACTCACGCCTGACCATGACGGTGAAAGTGCTGGAGTCGACGCAGGTGGTGCGCGGTACGGTGGTTCAGTGTCCGGACATGTACGACAACGCGCAGCAGACTGGATACATCACCGGGCGCTACGGGGATGTGTTCTCGACATCAGAGCGTATCGACTTCTCACCCGGGGATATGTGGGTGGTGATGACCGACAGCCTCGGAAATTACCGCGGGCGCTGGCGGGCTTATCCGGTAAGCGGCAAGCCAAAAGCATTCCATGCTGCAGCCGATACCTTCGATCTGAACATTTATGACCGCGAAAATGTGCAAAACCCCAGCCGTTATTTCATCGCTACCGACTCGGAACTGAACTCCACAATCTGGCGCGTCGATAGCGCCAAACCTAACGGTGACGATACTCAAACTCTCTCACTCACTGAGTATTCAGATTCGATTTACCAGTAACACACAGCAGTAATTACCAACCTTCGCGCACACCATCAGATTGACTTCTGAGGGGGTAGTGCGCCTTTTATAGGGCGACAAGACATGGCAGAAGTTCCACTCCCAACGCCGACGCAGGTTCCGGTACCGAGTACCGATATTCGTAATGCGGTATTTGCAGGCGCGAAGCTTGACGAAGAAGTTACTGGCCTCGGTGATTTCTATACTGATCGTCTTGGTGCAAAGCGTCTGACAAACACCGGGAGAAATAACCAGTTTCAGGATGCGCAAAATCAAAGGGAGTCTGATTTCGTTGCTTCACAAGAAGATAAAGAAACAAGGTTTCAGCATTTTCTTTTAAACGCTGGCTATCAGTTTTTAGGTGATTATGAAAATGGTCCATATACAATCACTGCCCTTAACCAGATCATTCGTTATCAGAATGAGTTCTGGCGTTTAAATGCTGAAACTAATCCACCATATACAACCACAGGTATTAACAGTACATCATGGGCTACTGATATTACGCATCTGGTAAGTGTTGGTGATGCTAATTTAAGGCAGGAATTATCTTTCTCTTATGGACTGAAATTAATTGGACAATGCGAAAGCATAGCCGCGTTGCGCGCTATTACACTTGAATATGTCGGACAGCAAGTGTATGTTAAAGAGCATACCTCTGGAATGGGGCAAGGCGGGGGTATATTTTATTGTCATTCTTTGACAAACCCAGGCTCACTTGTTGATGATAACGGTTTCCAAATAGTTACGGCATCTGGGCAAGTCTTACGTAGAAAAGACCGCAACATAATGTCTGCCGAGATGTTTGGTGCTATCGGCGGACAGGATATAAATCCAGTATTGAATAATATGGTGCTGGCGTCAAAAACGTTTAACATACAAGAGGCCTATATCCCACACCCTCTTAATAAAACAGATTATACCGGCACAGGTGGTAGCGTTGCCGATGTCACCGATGGGATAGGTTTCAATTTAATAGGCCTGAAGATGGTAAATAAAGGGCCAGCGATAAACCATATCTCGAATAATATCTTTTTCAGATTCAGGAAGAATGGACCCGCATCGTCTAGTTTTTATGAGCAATGTAGTGCTACGGGGCTTCTCATCCGTGGGCGTAATGCGGCAAATACAGCAGCAGGTAACGACGGATATGCTATAGAGGCATCGGACATAATAGGATTTTATTGTGATCTGTTCTGTACTGGTTATACAAATACCGCGGCGGCTGCGGTATCGATATACAATGATACAAGTTTTACGGAGCAATCTCGCATTAAGTTACATATCCGAAACTGCTGTAATGGTATCCATTTCCACCGCAATGCTTCGACTGGAGCGACAAGTACAAACTCATTCATGGGTACAGAGCTTGACTTGTCTTTCCAAGCCGCCGTTTCTGGTAAAACTAACAATGGTATTGTTGTAGGGAATTTAGATGGTACTGCTACGTCAAACACATTTGATGTTAATTTGTATGCTTCTAAAATTAAAATGAAATATTGGGCAGAAGGAGGTTCTGCAACACGGGCTATTCTGGTTACTGCTAAAGGTATAGTTCCAGAATCAACAACATTTGACCTGATATCAGATGGCTACGGATTTGGCACGTCAGATACGGATACAACTACAGATCCGGCTACACAGTTAATCCGTGTTGAAAATGGCGGTATATTCCGTGCTAAATGCATCGATCAGTCAATGCAAACAGGTTTGAGTCACCGACTTAACCAACTACAACGTCTCAGGAACAGTATTTTTTCATTCCAGGACGATACGTATAAAGTTCCATATAATGACGCACGCCCTTACATAAACCCTGTGGGGATGTCCTGTATTTGCTCTGGCACTATTGATGTGGCTACGCAGCAAGCCGGGGCATCATGGCAGATATCCGGCCTGCCTATGGGCATGCGGATCAAGGTTACGATAAACCAATACCTGGAGGGAGAATCCGCTACTAGCGTTCAAGAGGTGTGGGAAGTACTGGTGCGCGGGGACGCGCAGTCAGTAATTTGCACCCCGTTGGTTACAAATGACGTATTAACTACGACCACTGGCCTGGCGGTGGTTAACTCATCATTCGCAACCGCAACATTCCTTAAATCAGTGGCAGCAGTCTTTGGCAAGTTTTGGCAGGGAGACTCAACCAGAACGCGCCTGACTGTTAGAAATAACAATGATGATAACTCATTAACAACAGGGTCATCAGACGGCCGCAAGTTTAGGATATTCCTTCCAGTAAATGCCTCCGCGACTAGTGTTCTACATTATTCAGTTAAATTGGAGGTGGTATAATGTCATTAGTATGCACTAGTGTTTCTGGCGTTGCAGAGGGCCATTTTGTAGTGGGCCGCACCTACAAACCGGACAGTAATGGCCGCCTTACGACCCAAGCCACAGATGATACCGGATGCCAGGCATTGTGGACCGTGGAGAACGACAATATTTACGCTTTAGTTGGAGATTTAGATTCTGAAGTAATAGTCACTTTTGAACCTGTCTCTTAT